TAAGTTGGCAATTAGAGAACTTTGCGACTTGTACTTGATACTGTCGCTGATACGCCTAGACCTTTTAATCCTACTCCCTTACCTAAGCCATTTTTATTAGCCCAAGCATTGAATGCAGCCGGGTCACGACTGTAATCAGGAATAGATTCCTCTAGCGCACCAGTGAAAGAACTTTGTCCAGGTCTTAAACCAGATCCAGAATTAGCGTTGCTCTGTCGTAGTAACTTAGGATTACCCTGAGCTACTTCTTGTACTAATCCTTGGATTGTAAGTGGCATACCATCACTACCGTAACGCTCTTGACCTTTTTGATTTACAATAGCATAACTGCCATCGTCATTCCATTGAATATTGTTTTTAACTTTATTCAATGCATAATCAACTAAATCAGTATCAAATCTGTCACCCATTGCTCGCTGAATATCGCTATCAAGTTCCTTCTCACGCAATGCTTGCTCTTTACGGGCAAGATTTTGTGAAAGCTCATTGAAGCGTTCATGCAAGTCATTAGTTGTGACACGACCATTACTTTGTTGCTTTGGTTGTTCCACTGGCTGTACGTTGCCACCGTTATTACTTTGAGCTCCTACTCGTGCCATAAAAGCTAATGCATCTTCTACTGATTGGAATTGTGTTCCACTAGCATTAGACATAGCATTTAGCAATGACTGAGTTGTGCTTTTACGAATAGCACCAGGATTAACGTTTTGCTCTCCTGCTTCACCACTTGCGTGATCCTGGGCAGTACCAGTAGCTTGACCGTTGCCAACGATTGAGGATGTTTGATCCATTTTAATTGTTTCCTTAATTATAACGTAATTACCGTATTATGTATTTATACATATGTATAAAATATAAGTTTTACCTACCCGTGTTCATGCCTTGCAACATTACTGGAGCTACTTGCTGTGTGTAATATGTTGTTCCAACATTCGTTACTGGAGTTCCTGGACCGCCTAATACGGTTTCATTCGTTCCATCTTCATTTACATCTTCATTGATTTCATCTTCACCATACTGCTCATGTTCTGGAATCATTGAAGGTGCTAAATCTCTGCTCAATACTTGATCGTTTTCTTGTGTCATCAAGTCTTTCAAATCACTATCAGGAATAGTTTGAATGTAAACATTTTCATATTCTGGTATAGCTTCAGCTGGTGATAGCATAGCGATAACTTCTTTTGTTATCAACGCTTTTACAATCTCATTGTCACCAACTAATTCGCTTGCTGACTTGATTAATGCCATACGATAGTTTGTATCGTGTGCTTCATAGTCAGTATTGTAATTGACTTCGCCTGCCCAACGCTGATCCATAAATCTTGCGGCATAAGTCATAATCATTTCTTCTGTAACTTCCATCAATCTAGCTTTACTCTTAGCCAAACGATGTAGTTGTTTGCGTTCTTCAATAATAGCGACGCCAGACGCAATTTGGTTCTTACTATTGCGTAAACCACCTAATCCGGTTAGTGCTTCAATCTGTTCTAGTATATTATCTTGTGCTTCAATGATTCTACTAACATCACCTGTATCAATTGGTATTGCTTCTACTTGACCTTCATTAGCACGAACAATGGCGCCAGCGTGTACTGGAATACTAATGCCCTTATCTGCACGAATCAATGTGTGAGCAAACTGTAATGCTGTATACTTTTCGCATTCTAGTTTATAATATTCACGCATTGCGTCACTTGCACTGTCAATATCGCTTACACCTAAATCAATTGTTCTTGGATCTCTACGACCATATGCAATGAATATAGGCAAACTCATGCCAGCTGGGTATGTACCGGTGCCAATAAGCTTTGCAGGATTAGTTTCCTTACCTGGTCCTTTTTCTACCTCATAGCTTTCCCAATAAGATGGACTTGTCGCATCGCCCAAGTGATAGCACTTGATGTAGTAACAATCTGTTTCTTCCATCTCCATAACTTTAACATATTTGAGCATTGGACGACCACCGTAGTAGTCAAACTCCCAGTCCCACACATCCAATGGGCTAATGGCACACGTATAAGGTCTGCCAAGATTCCCTTCTGTTGCTTGGGGCATGTCAACTGCGACCCAACAATGCCCAAATATGCTAGTTAAATCTCCTACACCTTCCATGAAACTTGTTAATGTACGATTGGTTAAGTCTGCATCTAATGTAAACAAATCAATCCATTCATTAGTTTCTGGTGCGATTGCTTTACCTTGTGGTGTAGCAAACTGTAAGTTACGCTTAACACCTGGCTCAAACAATACATCATTAATAGTGTCAACAATGTAACGACAAATAGGTTGTGCTACTGTATTGTTTACTAAGTCTAACCAAAGAGTACTATCTTCACTTGGTCTTTTCTTGCGTACATATTGTTTGAAGGACATGCCCCCTAAGTACGCATATTGATATCCTAACATTTGTATATAGATGTTAGAATAAATTGGATTACGTTTTAATAATTCACCATTGTTCATATTTTGAGTTCTCTTTGAAATTGTGGGCACAGCATAATGTATTTAGTCATTATGGCTTGTGCTTACAGTTATCGTTATGATTTCTACCTATACTAGTATCAGCTTGTGTTACGCCACAATACTTACATGTTTTTTTAGGTCTTGGTACACCTACCATAGATTTATGTCCCCAATACATTTGACGACCTTTATTCTCCATATCAGCAGAGTTTTGTTTGCGTGTACCTAGCCATAGATGTTTAGGATTAACGCAACTTGGATTGTCGCATGTATGGCATACGCACATGCCTGGTGGTATTATTGTATTGTTATAGAACTCATAACTCATTCTATGTCCAGTACGCATACGCATATTAGTTGTATCACGCATTAGTGAATAGCCAAGTTTGTTTTTAGCGGCTTGCCATACCCAACATCCTGTGATAGGATCTACAGTTGATAGTCTTTCTATTCTTTCATCTAGTGGTTGTCTAGTGCCAATTTTCGGTCCCGTTTTTGCCATATTATTCCCATGTCATATAATCTTGTTCTTCTTCACCATTCATAATCTCTTCCCATGTTGGTCCACCAGGATACAACGGGCTTTCAGGCATATAGTTTACGCCTGGTTGACCTTGTCTGCTAAGTCGTTGATCCATACCTACATACTCTTTTATACCTACTGAATGATGAGTGATTGGGAAAAGATAGTGTATACCATAGCGTATACAATCGCCCAATCCATCTATGTGAGCATACTTTTGCTCGGTGTATTTTACTAACTTCTTGCGTGTACCATCTTCGTAATGATATGTTTGCAATGCTTCTAATAAAAATCTGTCGTCTGGCTTAACTATCAATCCACCACGATTGATAAACGCATTACTTGTATTGTCTGTATCAGCAATCAATGGATTACTCTTACGATTGTTAACAATGGTAAAGCCATACTTTTCTAATATGATTCTGTCTGTTACGCCGAATGGTGAGGTAGTGTCACGGTTAACTTGTGTACCACTCATGTCAATAATACTGTTGATTCTACGCTTTGGGAAGTCTAGTCGTATTGCTTCTGCTAATCCTTCTGTGCTACAATCATTGATAGCGTAACTCTTTAATATCTCTATGGTGCCGTTAGTCTCGCCAGGCTTACTTACTTGGGCAACTGTCGCACACATTACACGCTTATTAAAGTCATGAAAGGTATATAAATCACCACCTCTATCTACTACATCTTTAGTGTATTTGTTCTTGTCCCAACTGTAATAGAACATGTCAGCAACACTTTCCCATTGACACATATAGTCTTGGTTAAACTTTAATGGGCTGATAATGCGTTTCTGTTCTTCAATAAAATCACGATTGCCAGATCTCATCTGTAAGTAATTAAAATGACGAACAACATACTTGTCTTTGTTCTGTAACGCTAACTGAAACAAATCATGCAATGGTCCCGTACCGTTTGGCGTACTAATAACAATCAATCTACCTGCTGTGTCTGGTGCACCAACTCTGGGACGCAAACGATTAGTAATCTCTTGTAATGTATCTTGTGTATACATTGAGGCTTCGTCAGCTACCCAAACACCTACATTCAATCCTCGCAAGTTTTCACGCTGTTCAGCACTTTTACAGCGAATGAACACACCATTAGGGAACTTAATTGTAAGTTCACTATTGTTAATGTCTTTACCATCAACTAATCCAAAGTGATTCATACAACTATGCTTTAATGGCTCCCATATCAAAGACTTAATCATTGCACCTGTTGGAGCA